TCAGAAGTTTTTTAGAATAAGCTTTTTAACCTTATTCTTATTATCAGCAGTAAGATGTGAATAGGTTCTTATATTTTCTTCCACCGTATGCCCTAAAACTTCCGCTGCTTCATCATGGGTCAATCCTTTGCTTATTAATAAACTTGCATAAGAGTGTCTTAACTCATGAATACTTACATCATATCCAGCTTTCTTATAGTCATATCTAAGAGTTGATACTATACAAGATGAATCTTTATACTTAAACAATCTTTGTTCATCACCTATAGAATATTCTATCTTATATTTTTTAAGCTCTAATTTTACCTTTAAAGGCAAAGTTACCTCTCTATAAGAATTACTACTCTTGAGTGGACCCATTCCATACTCACCATTCTTAAGTTTTTTCCACTGTTTAGTAATCTTTATTAAATCATTTTCTTCATCAATATCTTGCCATGTTAACCCCAAAATTTCCCCTGCCCTTAGACCACAATAAGCAGCTATTAAAGATATTAAGTAATGTGTTTTATTTTCTATTTTAGAAAGTAGATCATCAACCTCTATCTTGGTCAAGGCTCTTTTGTTTGGTTTTGCGGCTTTTGGGGCAATAACATTAGTGCATGGATTACTTATAATGACCTCAAATTGCTTTATAGCAGATTCAAACATGGTAGATACAGTATTTTTGTATGCCAATATGCTTGATGCTTTTAAAGTGTCACTTTTAACCATTTTGTCGACTATATTTTGTATATCTCTAACCTTGATATCGGTCATTCTCATACTATCCAAGTCACTAAATTTACTAATAGCAAGCTTGAACCTAGTTAATGTATGGGGTTCAACGTGATTTTTCTTATGTTTAAGGTACATTTTTGAAAACTCTTCAAATGTTATATTTTCATAATCCTTGTTTAATTTGGCTTTTTCTTCGAGTTCTTCTTTTAAATCAAATATATAAGCCTTAGCTGCTTTTTCTGCCTTAGATTCATTTTCAAAACCTTGCTTTGCTCTTTGTTTCCATTTACCAGTTTCATCTTTGTAACTAACTATAAATTGATATCCTTTGTCTTTTTTACGAGTAAGAATCTTATATTCAAACATTTTTCATTCCTCCTTTTCTCTAGTGATTCTATACAACATTGGTAAATTATAAACAATCTCTAAAATCTATTATGTGATTATTGATACTATTTACAGAAGTAGTATACTTAAATTATTAACAAATGATAAAAAATAGTAGAACAACTGTTCGTATTATGATATACTATTTTTAGGAATTTCACACACAAATGCCAAGCGGGTCACATTAAATTGAAGTGGGGCGATTATGTGAATAGTCAAGAAATCAATCAAGAAATTATATCATTATTGGAACTAATAAAAGACCTTGGCAGGAAGTAGATTTTACTCCCTGCTTTTTATTTTTAAGCAAAGTTCCTTCTTTAATATCTCCATGATTATGTTTTTAGCCATATTGTCATTAATCTCGCCATCGTCTTCAACATATCCTTTATCTATAAGCATATCTAAAGCAGAATCTAATACATCATATTGCTTTAACTCTGTATCCTTATCAACGAAATACTCCATGGGCTTGCCTGTAACGTCAGATAATTTTGATATTACTTTTACATTAGTACCTTTATTTCTACCGCGTTCCATATCGCAGTAGTAACCTCTGCTTATTCCTAATTTATCTGCAAACTCTTGTTGAGTTAAGTGCATTTCTTTCCTTATTTGCTTTAATTTTTCAGATAACATTTTCTCACCTCGTAGTATAGTATATCATATTTGACGTAAAATAAAACAACGAATATTGTAATTTGCTTCAAATAGAAGGAAAATGAAGCAAAATGCATTATTGACGCAATAAACTTCAATATTGAAGCAAGACACGATTTTACAATTCTACATAAAGTATTATATACTGAGTTCACAGGGAAGGAGGTATGAAAATGCTAAGACAACTCAGAGAAAGTAAGGGAATACCTGTTACTTTTGTAGCAAAAAAGCTAGGTATAGCGAGAGATAGGTTAAGACGTATTGAAGATGGCGAGGTTATGTTACCAGCTGAATTTGTCCCTATACTTTGCGACCTATATGGAATTAGTCAAACCGAACTAATAGAAAGAAGGGTTAAAGAATGGAACAGCAAAGAAAAGACCTTATAGAAGCATTAATAAGCTTCAAATTTTTTTTAACTGAAAAGACGGAAATCGCTTCAAAATCAAAGCAAATTTACACAATGAAAGAAGGTAATAGATAAATGAACGAATTAATGATTTTTGAAGAAAAGCAAGTTGAAGTATTTGAATGGAATGGACAAGCATTGTTTAATACTAAGCATGTAGCAGAGTGTTTAGATATTAAGAATGTAAATGACAGTATAAGAAATTTTAATGAAAAACAAGTTATTAAATTAACTAATTCAGATATCGGTATAGCCGACTTCCGAAAACTGAATAATGCAGGAGAAAACTTTCTTACTGAAAGCGGAGTGTACAAGCTTATCTTTAAATCAAGGAAAGAAGAAGCTGAAAGATTTCAAGATTGGGTTACTGATGTAGTTTTACCTTCCATTAGAAAGACAGGCTCATACAACAATCAATTAGCATCAAGTAATGACATAGCTATTCTTCTTGAAAGCAAATTAGATGCAATAGTCAATGATAGAATGTCAAAGCTTGAAGAGAAATGCAAAGAATACTTCAAACCAGTTACTAAGCAAAAAACAGACATAGTTTCTTATATAAAGAAGAGACTTGGAATTACTAAAGTTAATGAAGAATATGAACTTGTTAAAGAAAGAGTGCTTATTAAGCTTAATGCAGACAAGTGGGAAGATGTTCCTGTGGAAGTGTTGAGGGATAGCTTAGGTATTATTGATGAAAGCATCGCTGTCATAAAGGCAGAAAGAAAAGAGAATCAAGTATCTATTTATGATCTAAATAGAAGAGTATAGGAGTGGCAATATGAAAAGTTATACAGTAGCTGAAGCGGCTAAAAAACTAAAAGTAAGCAGAAGTCATATTTATGAATGCATTAAAAGAGGTGATATAAGGAAAATTGATGGACTAGGTAGAACGATAAGAATTTCAATTAATGAGTTTAAAGGTATTAAATTTGAAGATGAATTTCCACATGACCCTAACAAAGTACAAATTTTAGAGACAAGCCTTGGCAAAGTTAGAAATATTAAAGGTACAGATAAATTTGTTGTCTTGGATGTTGCAAAAGCTTTAGGTGCAAGTAGTACCACCACAATAGCGAAGCCCGTAAATGATAATTATATATCAAAATTAAGTGCAGATGAAACCAGAGATTTGAATATGTACAGAAATCAGTTTGGAATGCTTTTAATTTCCTATGATGGGCTTAAAGAGTATGTAAACATAAGTAAAAATAGTTCAAGAGTAAAAACTCTCTTAGATGAATTAGTACCACCTAAAGAAATAGAAATTCAAGAACAGATACATATTGATACACAAGAAACTAAGAACGATAAATTCGATTTACAGGTCATTGATACTGGCGAAATTCTAGGGAGACATTTTAGAGTGTTTGGAGATTTTCAGAATCCATTGTTTCTAGCTAAAGATATAGCGGAATGGATTGAATATGACTTATCCAGTATAAACAAAATGCTTAACAATGTAGATGTTGAAGAGAAGGTTCGGAAGATTGTTCCGACCCAAGGCGGACAGCAAGAAATGTGGTTCTTGACAGAAGATGGTGTATATGAAGTTCTTATGCAGAGTAGAAAGCCAATAGCTAAAGAGTTCAAGAAGCAAATAAAAATTATACTGAAAAATATTAGACTTAAAGGTGGCTATGTTGCAAATGAAAACAAGTTCGTTAATAACTATTTCTCAAGTTTTAGTCCTCAGCTAAAAAGTGAAATGATAAAAGAACTTGAATCAAAGAATAAGGCTTTAGTAGCTGAGAGAACAAAGATTGACTTATTAATATGTGGCAATGAAGAAGTTTTAGAACAATTAAAGAAAGAAGGTAAATAATTGTGAATTATAAAGAAATTTTAGAAAAACAAATTACAAGATTAGAGGATATTCAGGAGAAAGCGTCTTCTCAAGCCATGGATAGGTATGGAAATAAATGTTATTCAGCTAATACATTATTAGTTGCAGTACAAGCTTCTGAAAAAATTATAGAAATAGTAAATACATTATCCATTCTAAATGACATTGAATTATCTGCTCAGGAAGGGCAAGTTCAAGAGCAGATAGAAAACATATCCATCGAAATTGACAGTATTGAACTTGCTAAGAATTTAGCCAGTCATGATACTTGCGTAACAAAGCAAAGGCAATAATTAAATTTGCTGTGGATATACCAGTGATAAATTTGTTAATAGTTTCCTCAGTTATTGGGAGTGTTATAACTATGTCTTTATTGTTAGCACTATTTCCGATTTCTTCTAACTCTTCCTTACTTAGAGATTTAACGAAATCATCAAAATCTTTTGACATTCAATCACCTCCTTCCACAGGAGATTATAACACATAAATGACTTAATTTAATTAGAAAGTAAGAAAAATACAGAAAGAAGGTAATAAGCAAATGAATGATTTAAGAATTTTCACAAGCGAAGAATTTGGACAAGTTAGAACGGTGGTTATAAACAATGAACCTTGGTTTATAGGCAAGGATGTAGCTGAAAAATTAGGCTACTCAAATGGAAGAGATGCTTTAAATAAACATGTAGATGAAGATGATAAGGGGGTAGCAAATTGCGACACCCCTGGTGGAAAACAAGATTTAGTAATCATAAATGAAAGTGGTCTTTATTCTTTAATCTTAGGTAGCAAATTACCTAATGCTAAGAAGTTTAAGAAATGGGTTACTAGTGAGGTACTTCCTTCCATAAGAAAACATGGAGTATACATGACAAACGACACCATTGAAAAAGCAATAACTAGTCCTGACTTTTTAATTCAGTTAGCTACTAATTTGAAAGAGGAACAGCAAAAGAGAAAACTAGCTGAGGATAAGCTTCAAGAACAAAAACCAAAAGTAGTATTTGCTAATGCGGTAGCAGCTTCACACAATTCCATATTAGTTGGTGAGTTAGCTAAAATACTTAAACAAAATGGTGTCGATGTTGGTCAAAACAGACTATTTGAGTGGTTAAGAAAATATGGTTATTTAATCAAGCGAAAAGGCACTGATTATAATATGCCAACTCAAAGCAGTATGGAACTAGGTTTATTTGAGATAAAGGAGACATCTATATCTCATGCTGATGGGCATGTATCTATTTCTAAAACTCCTAAAGTTACTGGAAAAGGGCAAGTTTACTTTATTAATAAGTTTAAAAGTTAAGGGGTGAATTTTATGGGAGCAATAATGAGCAGATCAGAAGTTGCTGAGTATTTAGGTATCCACGGTACAAGTGTAGATAAACTTGTTAGAGAAGGTAAATTGAAAAGATTAAAAGCATTTGATAGTCCTTACTTTTCAACTAAAGAAGTTGAAGAATTAACTGTGAATGGTAAGGTTATTGAAAATCTAAATGAAAAGAAATTGAAGCAGCAGCTAGCAGATGCAAAAGTAGAAATAGAGCAACTTAGAAGTTTCGTAAAAAACTTTGTAGGCGAAGGAATTAGAATCGTAAAACTATAAGTGTTATGCACTTATACACATCTTATTAATATTCTATGGACAACCTAGCTTAGCAGAAGATGCTGCAATGGTATCAAAACACCAAAATAAAATATTAAATTAAATGGAGGAATTTGAAATGAGTATAAAAGGATTTAAAGGTTTTGACAAGGATTTAAAGTGCAGAGGTTTTCAATATGAATTAGGCAAGGACTACGAAGAAGAAAAAGCGAAAGCTTGTGATTGCGGTTTTCACTTTTGCGAAAACCCATTAGATGTTTTTAATTACTATGCCCCAGCAACTAGCAGGTTTTGCGAAGTAGAAGGTGATGGGCAGATCAGTAAAGATAATGATGATAGTAAGGTTGCAACATCCAAGATTCATATAGGTTTTGAAATAGGACTTAAAGGATTAATTGAAGCTGGTGTAAAGTTCATTTATGACAAAGTTAACTGGGAAAATGCTAAAGAATCCAATAATGAGGACAACTCAGCAGCAACTAACACAGGTGATTACTCAGCAGCAACTAACACAGGTTATCAATCAGCAGCAACTAACACAGGTTATCAATCAGCAGCAACTAACACAGGTAATCGCTCAGCAGCAACTAACACAGGTTATCAATCAGCAGCAACTAACACAGGTTATCAATCAGCAGCAACTAACACAGGTGATTACTCAGCAGCAACTAACACAGGTGATTACTCAGCAGCAACTAACACAGGTTATCAATCAGCAGCAACTAACACAGGTTATCAATCAGCAGCAACTAACACAGGTAATCGCTCAGCAGCAACTAACACAGGTTATCAATCAGCAGCAACTAACACAGGTTATCAATCAGCAGCAACTAACACAGGTGATTACTCAGCAGCAACTAACACAGGTAATCGCTCAGCAGCAACTAACACAGGTGATTACTCAGCAGCAACTAACACAGGTAATCGCTCAGCAGCAACTAACACAGGTAATCGCTCAGCAGCAACTAACACAGGTAATCGCTCAGCAGCAACTAACACAGGTGATTACTCAGCAGCAACTAACACAGGTGATTACTCAGCAGCAACTAACACAGGTGATTACTCAGCAGCAACTAACACAGGTAATCGCTCAGCAGCAACTAACACAGGTAATCGCTCAGCAGCAACTAACACAGGTAATCGCTCAGCAGCAACTAACACAGGTAATCGCTCAGCAGCAAGTGTTGAGGGAAAAGAATCAATAGCATGTGGTTTAGGTATAGAAAATAAAGCTAAGGGTATCTTAGGGGCATGGTTGGTTCTTGCAGAATGGTATGAAGATGAAAATTGTGATTGGCATTTAAAAGAAGTTAAAAGTGCTTTAGTTGATGGTGGGAAGATTAAAGAAAATACTTGGTACAAGCTTTTAAATGGTGAATTTGTAGAGGTTGAAGAAGATGAAGAATAAAGATAATTGGATTTTAAATTTATTTATGTTTGTAGGCTGCTTTCTAACACTGGTAGCAGTAGCCTTGGCAGCAACAGGAGGGGTTTTATGAGTTGTAAATGTGCTGAATTTGATGAAGATGAAGGTTGGATATGTGATGTAACTGGTGACAGATGCATGTATTTCATTCCAGATAGTAAGAAATGTGCAGAGCAATTTGGAGAAGGTCCAGATGCAGAAAGTGAGGAAGATAATGGCTAAACAATTTGTTGAAGGTAATGTTTATGTATTTTCTTATAAGAAGTTTTTAAAACACCTAGGAAAGATTAAAGTTCAACTTAATAAAAATCTTAAGAAGAGTAATGGTATAAAAGTTATTGAAATCAAAGCCGATGGAGTTGCAAAACTACAAGACAGAACATGGGTTTTGAGAGAATGGTGTAAATGTATTAAAGAAAATGTAAGTAATAAAGTGAGGAGGGGTTGAAATGAAGAAGGAAATTATTGAAGCAATAAAAGTAATTAAGGGGCATTGTGCGTTGGCTGGATGTGATAAATGTGATATTGGCAAACACAATAATGGATCATGCAAGTTAAGAAGCTGTTCGCCTAATCTGTATGGCAATATCATAGATGAACTAGAATGGAAAATTAAAAATCAGCCACCACAAAAGAAAACCTATAAGATTTGGGAGTTACTAGGGTTTCCAGTAGGAACTGAATTTATTTATCAAAATGCTGTTTATGAAATTACTTGGAATAATGACCACAAAGTCATAAAAGAACAGGCAAACAGAGCAATACTTGTAATGTCTGATTTATGGCTAAACGCTGAATTTATTTTAGTAGAAAAACCAGTTACCTTTACAGAAGTTATGCAGGCTAGAAATGCAAAATGCAGAGTTGAGCACAAAGATTTTGTGATAGATGATTATTATGATTTCTCAGAGATTTTAACTCTTATCCTAGAAGATGAATCAGAAGATATTAAAGATGTTATGAATAACGGAAAGTGGTTTATTGAGGGAGGTGCTTCATCATAAATACTTACAATATCATAGAAGTTATTGATTTGCCTGTAGGAACACTGCTTAAGAATGGTAAGGGTGTACTAGCTAAAATTAAAGAGAATGAAGTAGGCTCTAAATTCATTGAAAGAATTGATAACAAAGGTTTTCCTATACAATGTTTTGATTGTTGGTTAAAGGAAACCTTTGAAGTAATAGATTAAAAATTAGGAGGAAAGAAAGATGAATCAAACAGGATATGAAGTTGAATCAATAGGATATGATGAAAAGGTTTTTCAAGGTCTATTAGAAAGTGGGTTTATGCCTATAGAAGAAAATATTGAGGAGGAAAATTAATCATGAAGAGTACAGGCGTGGTTAGGAAATTAGATCAGTTAGGAAGAATAGTGTTTCCAATAGAGTTAAGAAGGACCTTAGAAATAGAAGTGGGTGATGGTCTAGAAATCTTTACAGAAAATGAAACGATCATCTTAAAGAAACATCAGCCAGGTTGTATCTTCTGTGGGAATGTAAGGAATGTTACCTACCTTAAAGGCAAATGTATTTGTAAAGAATGCAAGGAGGAACTAAAAAATGAGAGTTTCTGATTATGAAACAGATGAAAACACATTAAGTCCAGACAGTACCTTAGAAGAAATTGCTCAGCAGTACATAAAAGGTAAGAGCATGACTAAAATACAAGATGAAACTGGCATGATGGCTGCTAAAATATACGGTATGTTTGCTACATTGGTGGACGAGCCTATATTTAAAGACATTGTAAAGGTACTTGTTAAGTCAACTAAAAAAGCAACATTTAGAAATACCAAGGCTCTTCTAAAAGAGTACACAACTATTAATACAAGGATGGTTGATTGCTTAAAGAAACATGATGTTAATAGAAAAACATACTGTATGTGGATTGCTATATACAGAGAAAAGCTAGGACCTTTATACGATGACTTTCTAAAGGTAAAAAAACAAAAGAAAATTGATGGCGGAAAAGCTTCAGTCTTGGTTCGAAAAAGAAGAAAAGTTAAAACTCAAAAGTTAATGTTTGAAGATTTTCCAAAGAGAATCTCTAAGGCTGAGTTTAAGAAACGGCTTTTTCAGAATAATTACAATACATTATCTATAAGTAACTACATTGAGTTGGCTAAAAAGGAAGGTATAGAAGTGTTTTAGGAAGGAGTTCATATAAATGGATGTTGATTATTACATAACACCAGAAGAGTATCTAAAAGCTGAGAAAAACGGCATAGGAAGAAGATTATTTGAAGATAGGGTAAGAAGATATGGATGGAGCAAAACAAGAGCATTAGCTACTCCTAAAACAATCAGAGAAGAATCACCATTTACAAAAGAACAATTAAACACAGCAAGAAAAAACGGTATAAGTTTTGAAGCAGCATATGGAAGAGTAAAAAGGCTTAAATGGTCTATAGAAAAAGCTATAAGTACACCTATTCTTACAAGGAGCGAAATGGCTTCAAATAGAAAAAAAGAAGCTAGTGAAGCTATGAAAGTAGCAGTAAGAAATGGTATATCAGAACAACTATTTAGAGAAAGAATTGCAAGGGAATGGAGTGAAGAAGAAGCCTCAACCATACCACCGTTGAAAAGAGGTCAAAGAAGAAATGGGGTGGCAAAGAATGCAAAAGAAAGTTCTAGATGATTACCTCAATGCCTGTAAAGATAAAAGAAAAGAGCATAGCACTAAGCTACACCCTCACTAAAACTCGCACTTTTAGTATAAAGGGTGGCTTAAATAAAATCAAGGAGGATGAAGGATTGACAACGGAAGAAAAGCTTTTTAGTTGTCTTAGACTTATAGAAAATTATTGTTTAACAAGTGATTGTGAAGATTGTGCTGTTTATGGGCATTGCAAAAGCTTATTTAGTAAGAATCCTTGTGGATTTGATATTGATGAAATAGAAAAAGATTGGAGAGAAAGAAATGAAGCTAATAATTAAAGATTTAACTATTACAGGATTTAAAGGCTACAAAGAAGCTAAAGCCGTGGTTCTAGGAGAGAAAAGAACTCTTATATCAGCAGATAATGGTATAGGTAAAAGTTCCGTAGGTGAAGCGATATGTTGGCTATTTACTGGCTGTGATATTTACGGAAATGAAAAAGCAGCAACAAGGCTTGTTAATGATGATAAGCCAAAGATTACAGAAGTTGAGTTGAATTGCATCATAGACGGTACTGAGAAAAACATCATTAGAAGAAAGAAAGGCTCAACTAATGGATTGTTTATTGATGGCAGCAAGGCAGATAATTCAGATCTAGCAGAGTTATATAAAAGCAAAGATATCTTTTTAAGTATCTTTAATCCTTACTATTTTCCAAGCTTAGCACCAAAAGATGCAAAGCAATTACTTAGCGAAGTTCTTAAGCCAGTTCCAAAAGAAGAAGTGTTCCAGGAACTAGGAGAATATTTTACTGAGATTCTTAAAAAGAACAACTTCAAAATACCAGAGACTTTCTTATCAGATAAAAACGCAGAAATTAAAGAACATAAAGACAACGTTATTTTCTTGGAAGGTAAAATTTCAGCACTGGAAGTCAAAGAGGCTCCAGAGGAAAAACAGTTTGATATCTTGGAACTTGAAGAACTGCAAAAGAAATTAGATGCTCTTAAAGAAGGTTCCAGGGATAATGTTTTAGCAGACTTACAGGCAAAGCAAAGAGATATTGAATTTAGCAGAAATTAAACTTGCTATTGATGCAGGAAAGCAATTTAACACTATTAGACTTAATAAACAAACATCAACTATTAACCAGTATCTTGATAAGGTTGAATTAAGTTTTGAAGAACTTACAAAGGATGGAGAGCTTAAAGAAAAGTTCAAGATTTTATATGAAGGTAAAGAGTTCAACAAACTTTCCAATTCAGAAAGAATTAAAGCAGGCTTAGAGATATCTAATCTTATCAGTAATGTGATGAACGTAAAAATACCAGTGTTTGTTGATGATAGCGAATCAATAACAGTAGTTAAACAACTAGATACACAAATGATTTTAACTAAGGTAGTTAAAGGGTTACTAGAAATTAAAGTAGAGGTGATTGAATAATGGCTAAATCAAAGGATGAATTAGATGAAGAATTGTGTAATTATTGCCCACTCACTGATTATGGATTAACCAAAATAAATAATGCACCATACAATCAATGTGAGGGCATAAGGTGTGATTTAACTTATAAAGAATACTTAGAAAATTTTGAGGAGGAAGAGGAATAATGGAAAATCAAACAGGGTTAATTAATATAGCAGAATATGAAGTTGCAGGGGAAAAGATAAAACTCTCCTCAGCAGTAGTAAAGAAATATTTAGTAAGTGGTCAAGCTAACAAAGTTTCAGACCAAGAGGTTGGAATGTTTCTAAAGTTATGTCAAGGACAAAAGCTTAATCCATTTCTAAGAGAAGCTTACTTGGTTAAGTATGGAGACCAAGCAGCACAAATGATAGTTGGCAAAGATGCTTTTACTAAGAGAGCAGAAACCAATGAGAACTATAAAGGTTCGAAATCTGGAATAATAATCATTAACCTTAAAGGTGAATTAGAGGAAAGAGAAGGAACTTTCTATCTAAGTAAACACAAGGAAAAAAAGGAAGAACTTGTTGGAGGATGGGCGAAAGTATTTTTTAAAAATGACAAAGAAGAGGTTTATCACACAGTAAGTTTTGATGAATACAACACTGGTAAATCCTTGTGGGGAAGTAAACCCGCTACAATGATTCGCAAGGTTGCATTAGTCCAAGCCTTAAGAGAAGCATTTCCTAACTCCTTATCTCAGCTTTATACAGCAGAGGAAGTCGGAGTTGACGAAGACCTTCCAACAGATCCAGTTAATGTCGAGGATAGAATGAGAGAGGAAAATAAAGTGGAAGAACCTCCAAAGATGGCAACGACCAAGGAAAAAAAGCTACTTATGGATATAGCTAGGGCTAAAGGTTTAGTTGATGGAAGTGATATTTCCAAGCTAGAAGGATTTGCTATAGAATGTAAGTTTAATCTAAGAAATTTATCTAGTTGGGATTGTTCGGAATTAATTAAGTTAGTCAAGTTATATGAAGAGCCTACAGAAGAAGAGAGAAATATTCAAGATGTTGTTTTTGAGCCTGTAGAAGGAGTTTCAAGTGAAGAGCCTCCTACAAAAGAGGAAAGTCCACAAGATGGAGAAGAGACCGAGGAAGACCCATTTTAAGGAGGATAAGGAATGTTAACTGAGTTAGAAATCAAAGCACAAGCCGAGAGAGATAAAAATACAATCTTACATATCTTGCAGACAGTACAAAGACCAGGCATGGACAAACTTATAGAATGGTTACAAACCAAGAGTGATTACTTTATTGCTCCTGCTAGTACAAAATATCACGGAAATTATGAAGGGCAACTAGCTAGGCACAGCTTGAATGTTTTTGGACTTTTACATGAAAAGAATAAAAGATTTGATTTAGGACTTTCTGAGGACACTATAGCAATTACTGCACTGCTGCATGATATTTGCAAAACCAATTTCTATAGTTTAGAAACTTGTTGGACTAAAGGTGATAACAATAGATGGCAAAGTTACGATGGTTACAAGATTAATGATGGTATGCCTTTGGGACATGGTGAGAAATCAGTTATTATGATTCAAAACTTCATCAGACTTACATTAGAAGAAATGTTAATGATAAGGTGGCACATGGGCAACTCAGAACCTTCTGAATTGCAGATGCAAATGAACCAAGCCATGGATATGTATAAAAGCGTAATTGCATTACATACAGCAGATTTAGAAGCTAGTAGGTTCTTAGAGGACACAATAGATAGAACGGTTGTTTATAGACACAAATAAGATTAAGGAGTGGTTATTATGAATAAGGCGGTACTTATAGGAAGACTTGTAAGAGATCCAGAACTAAAATTTGCACAAGGTACAGGGACAGCAGTTGCTAACTTTACTATAGCGGTTGATAGAAGGTTTTCCAGTAAAGATGGACAGAAAGAAACAGATTTCATTCCAATAGTTGTTTTTGGCAAGATTGCTGAGACTGTAGCCAACTACACAACTAAAGGCAAGCTAATAGGAGTTAGTGGAAGAATACAAACAAGAACTTATGATGCACAAGATGGAGGCAAGAGATATGTTACAGAAGTTGTTTCTGATGAAGTTCAATTCCTTGAGTGGGGAAATGGCAATCAGCAAAGTAACAATCAAAGTCAAAGTAGTAATCAAGGTTTTGGTGGTGGTTTTGATGATAATTTTACAAGTCCTTGTGATGATTCGGACGATTCTATACCATTTTAAGGTGGTGAAACATGGGTTATACACATGGAATTAGATGGACTAAAGAGAAGATTTATGATGAAGTTAGAAAAGTTATGAAAGCATTAGACATTAATAGGATGCCTAGTGATAAGGAGTGTACTTTAGCAACTAAAAGCCATGGTTTAGGTATTGCGATTTCAAGAAACGGTGGCTTTAAGGGGATAGCTGAAGAAATGAATTTGAAACAAAGTGACTCTGAAAGTAAAACTGGTTTTGATGCTGAAATGATGATTAAAGAATTACTTGAAAACAAGGGATATAGAGTTGAGAAAATGTCAGCAAGACACCCTTATGATTTATTAGTGAATGACAATATCAAGATAGATGTAAAAGCAGCTAATAAGTATACTCATCAAAACCAGTGGTCATGCTATTCATTTAACTTAGAAAAAAGTAATCCTACATGCGATATTTATGTGATAGTTTGCATTGATGAAAACAAAATACTTATTATACCCAGTAAATTCTTAAAACAAACACAACTAAGTATCGGAGATCACAAAAGTAAATACAATATATATCAAGACAGATGGGATTACATAGAACAGTACGACAAGTTTTATAAACAAATAGTTGTTTGAGGTGGAATATGACTATAGGATTAATTGATGTAGATTCCAAGATACCTAACTTAGCACTCATGAAGATATCAAGTTTTTACAAGTTACAAGGTGAAAAAGTTGAATTTGTTCAGCCTAATACAGAATATGAAAAGATTTTCGCTAGTGCTATTTTTACTAGATCTAAATATAAGTGCGAAGAACTTATACAAAAGTATGGAGATAAAATTGAAATTGGTGGTACTGGTTGGGACATCAATAAAGTGTTGCCAGGAAAAATTGAATACAGTAAGCCAGATTATGATTTATATAGTGCTGAAGAAATTGCATCACGCATGAGGGGAATAATGACAAAAGAACGCAAACTGCAAAAGGCTACAGAGATAGTCAATGCGGGGATGGGATTTACTTCTCGAGGATGCATCCGGGAATGCGGTTTTTGTTTCGTTCCTAAGAAAGAAGGAAAGTTTCATAATGTAGCAGAGATTAAAGATATAATTAATCCTCGTTCAAACATAATAATCCTCCATGATAACAATATTACTGCAGATCCTAATTGTATAGATAAATTAGTAGAGATTAAGGAACGAGGGTTAATAGTTGATATTAATCAAGGATGCGACATAAGGCTTATGAACGATGATATAGCACAAGCCATGGGACAAGTTAAACATCTAAGGTCATTGCACTATACATGGGACTTGATGGCCTTTGAAGATAAGGTTATAGAGGGCATAAAAACCCTAAGCAAATTCATAAAACCGTACAGACATATGTGCTTCACGTTGGTTGGCTATAACACAACTTTTGAAGAAGATATGTATAGATTTAGAAAGCTTAGAGAGTTAAAAGTAGACCCATTTGTAATGATCTACAACCAAAAGAAAGACATTAGGTTAAAACATTTTGCAAGATGGGTTAATTCAAGAATATACAAGAGCTGCACTTGGGAAGAGTATGAGCCTTGGAAGAAAGCACAATTAGAATACCTCCAAGTTAATATGATTTAGGAACAAGGTAAATTAAGTGATAGAAACATTCGCTATATCTATTTATCTTTATATTTAGATATAGCGATAATAAGGAGAAAAACATGTTAAAGTTACAGATTATTGATTCAGAAGATAAAAATGTTTCAGTTTGTGAAGTTGAAACTAAAGGTACAAAGATTAAAGTAATTGCTGAACTATGCATTGGTATAGATGAAACTTTTAATCAACTTAAAAGTGAAGATGTAAGCAAAGAGAGATTACTGGAAATAGTGACTTCTAGCCTAATAAAAAAGTGGGAGGGTGAAAAGAGTGAGACACAAACTTAAAACCTATGTAGCTGAAGGCGAAGGTGCTAAAGCCAAAATCGAAGCTATTAGTATAAAGAAAGCAGCTCGAAAAGAATTTGATATTTATCTTGATTATGATTTTCTTTATGAAAAGATTTATAGAGACAAAAGCGAAAAGACAAGCTACAAACACAATAATAAGTCGTACAAGGGTTATAAAAAGCCTGTAAGGGTAAATACTCTACCACAACAACAATCATTTCTAAACAAGCTTATAGGCAAAATAAAGAGGTGGCTAAAATGTGCTTAGGAGGTGTGATTTATGAAAGACTATCTTAACACAGATGAACGTAACCAGGTTATATCAAGTATTCTTCTAAGGGCAAACTTGGAGTTATTATCTAAAAGCAACTTTTTAAATAAAACAGAAAAAGCAGATATTAAGAGGGCAATGACCTATATAAATAAAACCACAGAATCTATTAAGGGCAGACTTAACCCAAAAGCTAAAGAAGTTTTAGAAAAAGATAAACTACGCTCTAGGGTGTTCTTAGATAATGTAAGAGCAATGGAAGAACTTATGAAGAAAAGAGAATCAGATTATAACAAGACTTATGAAGAAAACAGAGATTACTACTATCTAGTTGAACTTATATTGCACTATACGTGTAACAAGTGCCAAAAAAAGTGTACTGAATGTGAGATTTACAGCGAGTTTGAGGATAAATGCATTCCAGAGATAACAGGATTCAATGACTACGGACATTGTAAATATGCTTACGATAGGGATTTAAGTAAAGGAGATAAGTAAAGTATGAGTAAAAAAATGAAAGTTTACATAGCTGGAAAGATAACAGGATTACCTGATTATAAAGAAAATTTTGCAGAAGTTGAAGAAAAACTAATCAAAGAAGGTCACTTAGTGATGAATCCGGCAATACTTCCAGAAGGGTTTCCATGGGAGGCATACATGCCTATCTGCTACGCAATGATAGACGCTTGTGATACTGTGTGCATGCTTGGTAACTGGATAGACAGTAAAGGGGCGAGAATGGAATATGTATACGCTAAAAAGCAAGGTAAAGTATTGATGTTTGAGGTGGAGGATACAAATGAAATTACTGATGTACATATTGAAGAAAAATGACAGAGAAGGAATAGATAACGAAACTTTAGGTGCAGCAGGCATAATATCAAAACTTGAAGAGGAATTTAGGGAAGTAGTTATAGCAATCCTAAATTATTCTGAAGATAGAAACTTAAGAAACCTTAAAGAGATTATTAGAGAAACTTTTGACTTGATACAAATATGCATTTTAATCCTTTGGAGATGCCACAAAGAGGCTAAAGAGTTTGAAGAACCTAATTTAGTACAACAAATAAACCTAGAACACAAGGATAAGCTTATTACAGAGCGAGCTTGGACACCTTTGACTGGAATAGAAATTAACGTAAAGGAGTAATTAGATGTATTATTTTAAATTTTCTGATACGGAAATTAAAAAACTTTTAAGTGAAAACTTAGTAATTGTTTGCGATACAAATGAGCAAGAAAACTCTCATATTCTTAGCTATTTTACTAAAAAGAAAGTTAAGTATAAAAAAGCTAAGATTCCAGAAGGAGACTACACAGCAATAATCACAGCAAGGCCAGAAATGGGTATATATAGAGACTTGAACTTTCCTGTAGCAGTTGAAAGGAAAGCCCACATCAATGAATTTATAGGCAACCTCATGGAAGAAACTGATTCAAGGGATGATATTCGATTAATTAGAGAGTTTCAAAGAGCTAAAGTAAAAGGAATTAAAATGTTTCTAATGATAGAAGAAAAAAACGGACTTGAAAACATAAAGAAAGGAAATTACAGGAGTAAATTTAGTGTAAAGGCCGTACTAGGAAGGTTATCAAGTATTCAAGATCTGTACTTATCAGATACTATATTTGTTCCACAAGAAGAAGCAGGGTTTGAAATCTTCAGAAAGCTCTACTACGGAGTTAGGAACTACTTAAAAGAGCTTAATCCGGAAATAGCAGAGTTCGACTATGGAATCGAAGAAGATACGGAAGGTATATTATAGTAAAAACACTTAAGGAAGGTGAAGAATTGGATATACAAGATATAGATCTAAAGGACTTAATAGAAAAAGAGACAGGGGAGAGATTTAACAGAGAGGGGTTTACTAAATGCCCCTTCCATAAAGAGAAAACACCTTCTTTGAGTGTTAAATTCTTTCCAGATAAGAATAAACAGAAGTTCAAATGTTGGGGTTGTGAGGAGCAAGGTGATGCCATTGATTTTATCACAAAACTTAAAAACCTTGGCTACAAAGAAGCTAGAGAATATTTAGGCATGGAAAACATAAAGACAGAAAAAGAGCTCCAGGAGGATAATATTAAGAAGTATATTGATGGACAGTTAAAAGGATTCAAAAAAGGTTTTAAGCTTTTAGGAATTTTCCCTTTCGTAGATAAGGACAATAAAGTCCTTTACTACAAGGCTAAATTCTTGAAGCCAGATGGCACAAAGGAAACACCTTATTATCACATAGATAGTTCTGGCAATGTCGTAAATAAGCGTGGCGAATCCGGAGAAGTTCCATATAATCTCCACAATACTCTTACAGGCATTAAGCAACAAAAGATAATAATATTCGTCGAAGGCGAAAAGGATGCAAATACTATCAATTCTATACTTAGAAAAGATGGTTATGAAACAACTTCCGTAAAGGGGCTTAAAGACTTTGAATTACTTAAAGATGGAATGAATTATGTTATTTATGTTATTGGTGATACTGGCGCAGCAGGAGAAAAATATAAATGGTTTGTTCATAAGAATTTATTTGAAGTTGCTTCAGAGTTTAGATTTATAAATTTACCTGGTATAAAGTCACTTGGAGACAATAAGGATGTAACTGATTGGTTGGAAAGTGGACATACTAAACAGGATTTACTGGAGGCATTCGAAAGAAGTCTAGACCTAAAAAGCAAGGATGAATTTCAACAGAATCAAGGTGGAATATATAAATATATCTACAATGAGAAAAAAGATATCTACATACGAACATATATAACTGATTTTAGACTCCTAGAAGCAAAGAGAATAAGTTACGTAGATGATGAGATTGAATACATAAAACTAACTATGAAAACTTCTAGAGGAGAAATAGTTGAAAGAGTTGGTTCAGTTGATGTTTTTAATGATATAAGGGTTTTCAAGAAGAGCCTAAATGCTATGGATTTAACATTTAAAAGCACAGATATAAAAGATCTAACAGAGTTAAAAAGTTGGATAAATAAATACTGGGCAACAGAAGCAGAAGAAGTCTATCAAGGGACACAATTTATTAAGAAAGACGATAAGTTAGTTTTAATAACTAAAGATGGGGCCATAGAGCAAAACGGAATTAATGAAACTTTAAAGGCTGAAAGTACCAATGTTGATATCGCTTGTAAGGAATTAATAACTAAGGCTGAGTTAACTCAACTTAAGAGGTACATATTCAAGTTTGCAACTCCAGATAAGACTATTCCTATCATAGGTACAATACTTCATAATCTAGCAGTTATTCAGTGCAAAGAGGTAAAAGAAAGACTTCATCATTTATTGTTAGTAGGTGAAAGTGGCTCTGGTAAATCAGCTATTATGACAAATGTTATAGCAGCAATATTAAACTATCCAACACAAGATATAAAATCTATTGGATTAATTACACCGTTCGCACTCACAAAAGAACTCTCTACAGGCAACTATCCAAGCTTATTTGAAGAGTTTAAGCCTAGCATGATGGGTGATAGATACAAGGCTCAAAAGATAAGTGAAAACCTTAGAAACCTTTATGATAGAACAACCATATCTAGGGGTGATAAATCGTTTAAAACAAAAGATTTTCAATTAACTAGACCAATAATTTTAGCTGGTGAAGAATCTTATCCTAATGCAGAGAAAGCATTAATAGAGAGAAGTGCAATAGTATATCTGAGTAGAAGAGAAAGAACAGAAGAACATACCAAAGCCATGCAATGGATTATTGATAATGAGGAGATATTAAATAAGTTCGGAAGGTCAATTATAGATGTAGTGCTTGATTTGAGCACTGAGGATTACAAAGAGATTAGATCAGAGGTAAAAAAGAAGTTCAAGCTTCAAAACAGGGTATTAACAACAGCGATCAATATTGCTACAGGTATAGAGCTATTCAATATTCTACTTGAAAAGCATCAAGCATCCAAACTTATAGGATATGAAAAGCACATATCTAAAAATATCAATGAGGAAATACTTGATGAAGGCAACGACACAAAGTCAGTAGTTGAGCAGATGTTAGTCTTATACAATAACATGATTAATGATAATAGGGCATTTGATGTTGATGATGTTATAAAAGATAGAGGGGATGGGTTATTTATCAGAACCTCAGAAATGATAAATCAAATTCATGAATTTTGTACCAAAGTCGGTTCAGCAGATATTATTCCTTTAAAGGCAAGGGACTTTAAGAAGCAAGCAGATAAGTCAGGATATTTAGTAAAGCAATCAAGTAAGGTAATCAAGATAGGACTTAAACCAATTAGATTTGATGAATACAGCAAAGAGGGTTTTAGAAAACTTGGTTTATTTTCAATAGTTCAGCCGGATATTTTAGAGGAGCCGCTTGGAGCAGAAGAAACAAAAGTTATACAAGGGTATTTTGAGGGTGTTAAAACTCCTTAATGCCCTCTTTTTAGGAGGTGCATAAATATGCATTACTTTTGGATAAGGGTTTATGATTACTGCCATAAAAGAGATGCATGGGATAAAGGTATTCTTTTAGATGAGTACTATCTAAAGAATGTTGAAAGCAAAGATATCGCTAAAGAAGATGTTAAAAAGAAATACACAGGAAGTGCAGCAGAAAAAATATTATTTGCAAAACCAAGGAAGAAAGATGGAATTTATGCAATTATTATGGAAAGCAATAAGTTTTTCTATGACAGATTCTATTTACAAATTGATACTTACTGTTTTCATTGTCATAAAAAACTCAATGGCAAGGCTAGTGATTTCCCAAAATCAAATTTAACTAATAATTATTTTGGTGAAATTGACTTAGAAGATCAAGAAAACACAGCTTATTTTTGTAGCTATGATTGCAAAAATCAATTATATAAAAACCTAAGATATGAAGGTGAGTTTCAAGAAAAAGAAGCTGGCAACAACGGGGATACATTTGGATACATTTATTTAATGTATAACAGAGTTGAAAATAAGTATTATATTGGACAAACTAGATATCTACCCTTCTTTCGATGGCAAGAGCATATAAAAGATGGTGGCAAAGGCAATATAGAAGATATAACTTTTAGTGTTATTACAGGAGTAAGAAATAATATTCATGCAAATGAAGCAGTTAACCAAGAAAATTTAAATAATGCTGAAGCTTGGTGGATCCATAAATATAAAGAAGAAGGTTATGAGGTTTTCAATATTGCAAATCCAAAGCTTACATTAGAGGCCTACAAGCAGCGATTTAAAGAAATGATAGCCAAAGAGCATCAAGTAGCCATCATTTAGAAAAACACAAAGGTTACATAATTTAAAAAGTGTAACCGAAACGTAACCGGAGTGTAACCACGTTCAGACCGCACGGTTAAGCCATTTATATATATATAGTTACAAAGTTACATTAAAATAAATATATATATATATATAAGGATATATAAATACATATATACATAGAGATGCACGTATTATATTTTAAAAAATGTAACTTTTAAAAAATCATTATTAAGTATTGGTATCACTAAGTTTCTATGGTTACATCTTAAAAATACTCAAAATGTAACCTTTTTTAAAATACTAAATAAAAATAAACTCAAAACGTTGATATAACTAACTTTGTAGAGTGTGTAATAAGATGGAATTAAAGTATAGAAAATCAGCAAAAATGAGTACTTTTTCATTAAAATTAAGCAAAAGTTAAGAAGAAGGAGAGATTTATGAGTAAGAAGGATGATAAGAAATTCAAACTTACAGAATATACTTTATATAATTATAGTTCTTTAGATGTGATAATAAATAATCTTCTCTTAGATATAGAAGATTTGCAAAATGATATAACTATTAAAGCATCTACTTTTGAAGAAGCTATCCATACTAATGATTTTCGCTCCAGTGTAGAGAATGAAGTCATTAGAAGAGATGAAAAGGTTAATGTAAGAATCAAAGAACTAGATGCAGAGAGAAGATGTAAGTCCAATCTAAAAAGAAAGATAGATGGAGCACTAACAGTACTAACCAAGATTGAATTGGATTTAGTTAAGCTAAGATACTTCAGTAAAGAGAAAAAAACATGGATAGCAGTAAGCAGTGAATTAGGGTTTGATAAAGATCACTGCATTAAGATGAGAAATAACATCATAGACAAGCTTAGTAGTCTAATATATCCATAACTCTTTTATGCCGTTTTTATACCGTTAAAGTACCGTTTTTTTAACTGTTAATTATCGCTTTTATAGGCAAAAACAGTGTTAGAATAGTATCATAGAGAATTAAACAAAAGGCACTTACTAATTAAGTTTGGTAGGTGTCTTTTAATTTACGCTGTATGCTTATTAGAGAAAGATAAAAGCCAAAGGTATATTTACTTTAGAAAGATATTAAAGCTTGTCTATAGAGTGTGTAGTGTAAAATAGAGTGTCAAATAGTTAGGAGGTGTTTTATATATGGACGTAATCACTGTTGATAAGGATAGAATGATCGATATGTTGCTTTCAGGTATTAATATTACTGAGATTGCTGAAACATTAAAGGTATCAAGGCAAACTATATATGCATGGAAGAAAGAAACGTTGGTTGAGGCTGAGTTAGAAAGACGAAGGCAGCAGTTAAAAAAGACGGCGCAAAATAAAATTGAGAACAATGTATGTAGTTACATAGACAATATGATAGAGTTAGCTAATCAGAAGACAGATAATAGAACCAGGTATTCAGCTAATAAGTTCCTCATAGAGCACGCTTTAGGTATAGCTTCAGCCAGAAAAGAAGATAACTTAAAAGCTTCTGATGATGATTCCAATAAGGATAAGAACGAGATTAAAGAAGACATAACTAACATAAAAAACTTTCAAGTTGTGTAATTAAATAATCACAAAGCTAGTGATATCAACGGTTTAAGCTTGTTTAACAAATAGGACATAATAATTGTTATGTCTTATTAGATGCCTGTAAGTGGTAAAATTGTGATCTAAAACATAGGTGGGGGTGGGTTCTAATTTTGGAATCCTCCAAAACCCTGTCAGCTAGTCACAGAATTTCTATGTAATTTTGAAAATACTTTGATTGATTTAATTTTTTTCTGAAATTTTTTAGAAATTTTTTAAAACTCTCAAAATTAGCTTTTAAATCTTACAAAACATAACTGGACAAGCAATTACACTGAAAAGCATGGTAAAGTTGTTTAGAATTGATTCTGTGGGCATATGACATTATTACAAATAAATAAAAAAGACCTTAGAAATCAATCTATGGTCTTTTCGTATTCCATAATATCTCCAGGCTGGCAATTGAGGAAGATGCATATTTTTTCTATGACGTCAACTTTTACATTTTCGCCTTTAGAAAGCTTAGCTAGAGTTGGAGAGGATATGATTTCAAGTAAATCTGTTTTCTTCATACCTTTTCTATTGAGTAAATCAAATAATTTATAGTATTTAATCACTGTATCACCTCGGATGTATTGTAACATTAATGTTATATTAACGTCAAATAAAAAAATATTAGCGAAAGTTAAAATAAATTATTGACAATAAATATTAACAAATGCTAAAATAATTTTAAGAAATGCTAATAAGTGAGGTAAGAATATTTCAAAGAAGCAGATGGAATTATTGACTTTGCTTAGTGATTGCATTGCCAAGTGTAAGAAATAATATTTTAGGATGACTTTTTAGAGGCGAAACTTTCACCCGCAAGTGGCGAAAATAAAAAAGCAAGATTACAAGGAGAGATATTATGAATAACGAAATTAAGATTTTCCAAAATAGTGAAATTGGCGAGGTTAGAACCATATTAAATGACGATGGAAGTATATCAGTTAACGCTGAAGATGTTGCTAGAGGGTTTGGATGGTCAAGAATTCAGAGTATCAATGGTAAAGATTATGAGTCAATTAGATGGGAGAGAATGAACGCTTTTATTAATGAACTTGGTTTTCACCCACAAGTGGGTGAAGGAGATTTTATTCCGGAAACTCTATTTTATTTGCTTGGGATGAAAGCTAATAATGAGACTGCTCAAAAGTTTCAAATGTGGCTTGCTAAAGATGTTATTCCTTCGATTCGAAAATATGGACTGTATATAACTGAGGAACTTTTAAGAGATAAAGAGAGGATGCTAGATACTATAAAGTCATGTAGAAGTGATCTTATGTCAAAGGATGCGGAAATTAATTATCTTGAAAGACAGCTGAAACCTTATGAAGATTACATACACAGAAAGAACGTCATAAATTGCAAGCTTCGACCAAGAACAGGTCAAACAGAATCATATATAACTGATTTGTTGCCACAAATACTGTTGCATTACATAAAAACTGAGCCAAAATGCATTATTTCAGAAAACGAAGAAATCTATATTCTTAATGCTAAGATGGTAATTAAAGAACTTAGAAAACTTATTTACAGAAGAAATGATATTATATTTACTCTTTTATCTTTTAGATGCGTGCTTGAAAATAACGAACTTACTGTTGAGAAAACTATATTCGAAGAAGAATCTAGATGTAAAATCGACCTTTCTTTTGCAGGGCAATAGTAAAAAACATTCTCTTTAGATTTGCGTATAAATATTCAAAAAAAACGGAGGTGATAAAGCTTGAAAATACCATTTGAATTTCCCTAGTGATGAAGTGCGTAATAAATGGCTGCTTTATCACTTTCTTAAAAAGTCATATACTGATACTGGTATTTCTGAAAAGGATGCCGAGGATTTAACTGAAAAAAGAATTTTAGAAAACTCTAAGAATTTGTTTGGTTTTCATGGCTTAGCCTGGAAGTTGGGACAAATTTCCCTGGAGTTTTTTTGTTTGTACTTTTTACAGGATATCTATTTACCTAAGGAAGACAATGCCGCCGCTCCACTTGCTGCTGTGCATGAGGAATTGTGGCACGACATACAGGAATCCATTATAGGCAATGGGCCAGAACAACTTGGAAGAGTACTTCCGAGAGGTACAGGAAAATCAGCCTTTGGAACTCTTGGACCTACGTGCTGGGCGGTTGCTTATAAACATAAAACTTATGTATTGATATGTTCAGACATAGGTTCTACTGCTGAAAAGTTTATCAAAGACATTAAGGACAATATGATTGAAAATCAATATATTGAAAGTGCTTTTGGAAAAGTACTTGATGATAAGAATAGGGACTTTATTTGTAATGCTACTCAATTAGAATTTACAAACAAAACATTTGTTGAAGCTATTTCTTCAACTTCTCCAATGAGAGGTAGAAAATATAAAAATGTCCGCCCAGATTTAATAATCCTTGATGATTATCAAAGTGAAGAAGATTGCCGTACTGAAGAAGCTAGAGAAAAGAAGTGGAAGAAATATTCTGATGATGTTAAGTTTGCAAAGCAAAGGCCTGTAAAGCGTGATGGCAAAGTAATTAAAAAAGGTACCGTGCTTATGGCCTGGGGAACTCAGCAACATAAAGAGTGTTTCTATTCAAGGTTAATTAAAACTACTACATGGGCATTTAAAAAAGAAAAAGGTGTCCTAGTGAATGATGTTGATGAATACTTTAACTCTGGACTATGGCTAGAATTTAAAAACATACTGAATGATTTCAAAAACAATGATAGGCTTGCAGATGCCAAAGAGTTTTATTACAAAAATCAAGATAAAATGCAATATGATATATTATGGAGTGAGTTCTGGGATTGCTTAGAGTTGGCCTTAGATTACTTTGAGAACCCTAGTTCATTTAAACAAGAGGTTCAAGGTGATGTTAATTCTATAGGCGAAAAATGGTTTAAGCATCAACGTACTGAAACTAGAAAAGAAATTGAAAGTCATAATTTCACAAAAACAATGCTTATTGTAGACCCTGCTTCTGGTGGAGGTCGAAAAAATGACTATAGTGCCTATATGATTGGTTCAACTGCTGATAATGGATTTAAATACTGCAGAAAAGGCGAACTTGCAAAAATAAATGCTCGCCAAGAGTTTGATAAATATGTGGACCATATGATTGATTTGCTTTTAGAATACCCAAGTATCACGCATGTTTTTATTGAAAAAAATACGTTTAATGGTGCTGATGCAAATCAGCTTGAGAAAAAACTTAAAGAGCATCCGCTATTGAAATTTAGAAATATAGTTATCATCAATGAAACTCAAAGAAAAAATAAAGATGATAAAATCTCAACAATAGTTCCTTTTGTTAATCGAGGGGAATTTATTTTTTGCTCAGAAGATAAAGAATTCAATGAGCAGTTTATGGAATTCTGTGGTCAAAGATATACTCTTCATGACGATGCTGCCGACGTTGCAGCAGAATTTTTCTTAAGAATAGATCAAATAAAAAACCCTGTAATAATACAAACATTTGATAGAAGTTTATTATTTTAGAAAGGAGGATTTACTTGGAAAATACAATTGAAATACCTTTTAAAAGAGAGTTCTTGGATAATTGCTTAGCTGATTTTAAGACTAAGAAAGATTTGTATGACAAAATGTATGATTATGCAATAGTTGGTGAGAGTGATGCGCGTAAAGAATATAAAAATAATCCTAATCGTGCAAACTTAAAAGTCAAAACTAATTTTATAAAGAAGTTTATAAAAGAAGAAAGAGATTACCTTCTTTCTAACAAAATCACTTACATTAGCAGAACAGATAATAAAGAGGAATTAAATTTCATAGAATTTAAAACCCTCCATTGGAGCGAAAATCATGATAAAAATCTGCTTAGAGATTTACTTACTTATGGGCAAACATTCGAACTTTATTATACTAAGAAACAAAATAATGAAATGTTGTTTAACTCTATAATAGTATCACCAAGAGAGGGATATGTGTACAGAGATGATTTTGGGAATATAACTCTTTTTATGCGTTTTTTTAAACGCAAATTTGATACAACTAAACAGTATATAGATTTATATACTAAAAACTTTATATTTCATTGTGATGAAAATTTTACACAAATTGATGTCCCAACTCCTAACACATTTGGAGAAGTTCCGGTGTCGGTTGCTGAAGTAAGCAGGTACAAAGAATTAGATACGCTTTATAATGAATTAAAAGATTTACAAGATGCTTACGAAACTAATCTAAGTGACTTAGTAAATGAAATATCCGACTATAGATTAGCTTATTTTATAGCAGCTGGATGTACAATGGATGAAAAAATAATTGCAGATATGAAATCTAAAGGCATCATTAATGTAAGTGACAAGGATATTGTAATGAAATTTTTAACTAAAGACATCAATGACACCTTTGTACAGAATACTTTAAATACTTTAAAGAAGAACATCTATGAGTTATCGAGCCATATAGATACTAATGAAAAATTGCAGTCAAATACTTCTGGAAGTGCCCTTAGAAATAGATTAATTGGACTTGAACAAAGGGTAAGAGATAGCGAAGGAGCATTGAAAGATCTAATCCAAAATAGATTATATTTTATGTTCTTATTGTTTAATAAACTCAATGAAAGTAATTATGATTATAGAGATGTTACTCAAAAGTTCACGCTAAATATTCCACAAGATGATTTAATTGTTGCGCAAGTTCTTTCTCAATTGGGCATAGGCGAAAATGTATCGCTTCAAACTGGTTTAGCGCAATTAAGTTTTGTTAGTAATCCTAATAAAGAGATTGAACTTATTAAAGCAGAAAAGGAAGCTAACGCCCCTAAAATTGATCTAGATGGTATTGGTTTAGATGGGGGGGCAAAACCCTAAATGGAGCTCAAACACAATCTTTGATTGCTGTTATGTCACAGTATGCGCAAAATCAACTTACTTTAGGGCAAGCAGTTAAAATTGTTTCTACTGCTGTAGGAATAAGTAAAGAAGAGGCCCAAAGTATAATAGAAGGTGTTTTATAATGGATAATTACACAAAGAATGATGAAGTTGAGTTTATTCAAAGTCTCTATGACGATGCAGAAGAGGCTCAGAAGGAGATTTATAAAGAGCAAAAGAAAAACAGGGATGAATTACTGCAGATCATAGCAAATATCATGCTTACATATATGATTATGGATAATGTTATGAATATGACTAAAGAGGAGTATGAAAAAGAGTATGCTAAGATTTTTAAAACCATAATCGGTCTTTGCAATGCAGAAGCTGAAGTTGCCGTAACTAAAACAACAGATATTTTAAAAGATACTGTTAATAAAACTTTTGATTTTTATAGTTACAATGCAGAATTTAAAGATGTTGAGGATATTATAAATAAGGAATACAAAGGCAAACATTTTTCTAGCAGGGTTTGGGAAAATGAACAAGCCGTAGCTAAGAAATTAAATCAACAACTCGATGACTTCCTTAAAGGCAAGATTAATGTAAATCAAATTCAAAAGGAAATCAAAGATACCTATAATAATAGTGCTTATGAGGTTAAAAGACTTGTAGAAACAGAGGTTAATATTTGTGAAGATTTAGCATTTAAACAATTTTGCAGAGAAACAGGAGTAAAAAAAGTAACTAGAAATGAAGTCCTTGATTCTAAGACTTGTTCAAAATGCGCTCCACTCAACGGAAAGATTTTTCACTTAGAAGATGCTCCTGGCTCAATTCATGCCTTGTGTAGGGGATTTAATACAATAGCTGCTGATGATGAAGAAATAACTAAAAATGACGTTCAAGTTAATGATAATGAAAAAATAACTAAGGTTAAAAATGATAAAATTATTGTTAAAAACAATATCGAAAAGGGAAACATTGAAAAGGAAATTCAAAACAAAAATATTAACAATTCAAAAGCTAAGAATGAACCTGAAACTACTATAGAAAAAAATAATATAAAAAAATCTAGCAATACAAACAAAATTCCAAAATTAAATGAAACTGAAAAATGGTCACTCGATTATTACACTAATGATGGATTCAGGGAGTTAAATAAAACATTAAGAGAAGGAAAAAAATTAGATTCAACTATGAATACTGCAGTAAAAGGATTAGATTCCTCATTAAGTAAGTTGCCGGATTACAAAGGTAAAGTATATAGAAATTTAGATTTTTCTTTCAATAAAAAAGGTATGGATGAATTTTTAAACAATCATAAAGAAGGGGATATTGTAAACTATGTTCAATACACTTCTACTTCCAAGGCAGATGATGTCTTCGGGAATAAATTCTTAGGTAAAGATTCAATAAAATTATCAATAAAGAGTAAAAGTGGTAAGGATATTTCAAATTACTCTCAGCACAAAATGGAAGAAGAAGTCTTGTTTGGTAGAGACAGTAAGTTTATAGTGAATAGTATAAAAAATGATAAACTTGGTGGAGTCTTAATTGAAATGGAGGAACTATAATGGATGATGGAATCTTAATCAACACAGTTAAGCTATGCAATAATTGTTTGCACCGTATAAAATTCACAGCTAACTGTAAAGCCTATCCTAATGGAATTCCAAAAGAAATTTTAGAAGGAAAAGTTGACCATAATATTCCTTATGAAAATGATAATGGAATAACATTTGAAAAAAACAGTTAATGAGACACCCAGTTTGTAGGTGTTTTTTATTCTATGGAAAAATAAAAAAAGAAGTGAGGGATAGAGATAATGAATTATTACATTGGAACAAAATTAATTAAAGCAGAACCAATGACTAAAGGGCAATACAACGAATGTATGGGGTATGCAACTACACCTAATGAAGACCCTACTATTGATGGTTACAGAGTACAGTATCCAGATGGATATGTTTCATGGAGTCCAGGATGTGTATTTGAAAAAGCGTATCTAAAAGTAGATGATAACCCTAATTTATTTAGTGGAGTTTCTATAGGTCCTCAAATGGTAGAGAATTTTATAAAGGAAAAGCACATATCTACTATAGGTGAGAAAACAACCTTGGTTAGAGTTGTTCTTGTGAATGGGTTTGAAATTATTGAAAGTTCAGCTTGTGTAGACAAAAGTAATTATGATGAAAATATAGGCGCTGAATGCTGTATGAAAAAGATTAAAGATAAGATATGGATGCTATTAGGATTCTTGTTACAAACAGCGTATAAAGGTATTAAGTAAGTCTTAGAAATAAAACCTTTATTATGTTTTAAAATTGGAGGAAATTACATGATGTTAAATGGTATATTTATAACAATTGGAGTGATAATTGTTATAGCGTCAAGGTTTTTATATGGATTTTATGACATAACTCTTGGCGGAGATAGTAGCAATGATTTGAAAATAAAATTAGCATTAATTTGCGATGTACTAGGAACTGTATTAATAGTTCATTCTATTGCAAATCAATTAAATTTATCGTAGGTTTTAAAGTCTTGATTATAAGGCTTTTTATTTTGCCCTTAAGCATGGCGATAAACTGCTTAATCTAAAAATATTTATGTTCTAGGGCAGTAATGGTCTAGAGGATATGGAGGAATTTAAAAATGAAAAAGGCAGATATATTAAAACTTATTGAAAAAATGAAGGATGATGAAGATATTAATGAAGTTTTGAAAGGAACTGATGTCGAGACATCTTTTAAGACAGAAGTACAGCCAACTTTGGATGTGTTTAAGGCTAAGCTAAGTTCTGATAAGGATTTTAAGTCTTTTATGGATTCAGAGAAGGATACACACGCAAATAAGGCTTTAGAAACTTGGAAAACAAATAATCTTCAAACTTTAATTAACGATGAAGTCTTAAAAGCTACTGGAAAGAAGAAAACCCCAGAACAACTTAAAATTGAGGAACTTGAAAAACAATTCAATGAGCAAAAGGCAAAAGCTGAAAAGGCTGAAACAATAGCTAAATACAAAGATGTTTTGGCTCAAAAGGAAATACCAATGGAAATGATTGAATATTTCTTAGCTGACAATGAAGAGATAACAAATAAAAGAATTGATAATTTTAAAACCTATGTCGATGAATTAGTCGGCAAAGGTGTAAAAGCTAAGGTTGCTGATGGTTCATATACTCCTCCTGGTGAAAGCGGCGGCGGAGAATTAACCGTTGATGATTTAGCGAAAATGATGGGATAAAAAATAATTATTATTGAAAGAGAGTGATTTTAAATGGGAAATAATTTTAGTGCATATGTAACATTGTTCCAACAAGCTTTAGACAAACAAGCAGTAGCAAAGCTTACATCCGGTTGGATGGATGCTAATGCTGGGCAAGTAATTTATAATGGAGGAAAAGATATTAAAATACCTAAAATCAGTATGGATGGGTTGGCAGACTACAATCGTTCAACTGGATTTACACAAGGTGCAGTTACCTTGGATTATGAAACAAAGACTATGACTATGGACAGAGGTAGAACTTTCTTGCTTGATAGTATGGATGTTAATGAAACTAACTTTGTAGTTAGCGCAAGTAATGTAATGGGACAGTTTCAAGCAACCAAGGTTGTTCCAGAAATTGATGCTTATAGATATTCAACTATCGCTACATCATGTATAGATGCAACAACTTCTACGCAAGTTTTAGCTACTGGAGGAAACACCATAACAGCGGCTAATGTATTGGAACTTTTAAAGGCAGATATTGCAGCAATACAGGATATTGTAGGTGGTGATGTGCCTTTAGTAATTTCAATGTCTGCTATAATTTCATCTTACTTAGATCAGTCAGATAAAATTAATAAAAATATAAGTATTATGGACTTTGAAAAAGGCGGAATTACAACTAAAGTAAAATCAATAGACATGATCCCTATAATACCAGTACCTTCAGCAAGATTAAAGACAAAGTATGTTTTCAACGATGGAGTGACTTCTGGGCAAACAGCTGGTGGATTTGTAGCTGATGCTACTGCTAAGAATATAAACTGGTTAATAACTCCTCAAACAGCGCCTATAGCAGTAAATAAAACTGATAAAGTTAGGATATTTGATCCTGCTACAAATCAAGATGCAGATGCTTGGAAACTTGATTACCGCAAGTATCATGATTTATGGATAATGGACGAAGCATTAAAATTGTGTAGAGTAAATATTAAAGAAGCATTGGTTTAGTTAAAGCTAAAACCAATACTTCTTTCTTAGAAAGGGAGTGAAGTTTTGTATAAATTGGAAAGATTAAATGTTATTCGCATGACAGATGATGAAAATAAAAAAAGCAAATACATTGCACAAGGTTTTAAACTTGTTGAAGAAGAAAAGCCTGTGAAAACTGAAAAGGTAGTAATTCAGAATGAAATCAACTATTCTGAAACGACAGTTGCAGAGTTACAAGCATTTTGCAAAGAAAATAATTTAACTGGCTACAGTGACTTAAAGAAAAATGAGTTAATTAAATTTATCAAAGATAACATTGAAGAGTAGGTGTTAGTATGGCACTAACAACAGATCAAAGAAAGGCTGTAGCCATTATTAAAAACTATTTAAATGTAGTAAATAATGAAATTTGGACAGATGACTACATAATGACTAATTATGATTTTGTGGTTGATCAAATTATTGAAAATGCTACAAATCTAAGTACAGTTAAACCTTCTACAGGCATATTAAGTCTTAGTGAAGGTGGTCAATCAGTTACTTTTGAGCCTGGTTTTAATTCTTGGTCAATAACTGATGATGTTAAAAATATGTTGCCAAAGCCTTTTATAAAGATGTTTTATTAGGGATGGTGATATTATGGCAGTGTTATTTCCTAACACTAGTATAACAATATATAATCATTATTTTGACAATGCTAATAACATAGATAAATACAAACGCACAGTTATTGAAGGTTGCGATTGGAAAGGCAAAAGAAACAGTACTGTTAGTGATAAAGGTTTATTGTTGGCTGATAGTGTTTTGATTTTTGTAAATAAATCTGAAAAATACATATCTCCAAAACACTTTAGAAGTTTGTCCGATGCAAAAAGAACAAGCTTCTTTACTTTTTCTATTGGAGATAAGATTGTAAAAGGCGAAGTTTCTTTTGAAATAACAGGAACTAAGCCTTTTTCTTTAGCTGATTTAGATAAAAACTTTGATGAAGTTATAACTATTAAATCAGCCAATACAAATTTAAGTGGACATTATGAAATTGAGGGGGTTTAGCATGGGTATAAATATAAAAATCGATACGGAACCTACTCAAAAAATTCTGCTTAAAAGATATCTAAATAATAATGGTCAGGCACAAATAAAACTCACTAAAGAATGTGCTAAGTGGATGAATAACTATGTACCATTTTTGCATGGTAGATTAAAGGATATGAGTGTTGAATTGCAAGCTGATAAAGTTATTTATAATGCTCTGTATGCAAAGAAGCAGTATTATACTAATCAAGGCAATGGAAAGCAAGGAACTGCACATGGTGGCTTAAGAGGTAAGCAATGGGATAAAAGAATGTGGTCACAGCGTGGTGATGGCATTATTAAAACAATAGCTGAGTTTGTTGGAGGTAAAGCAAAATGATTATTGAAGCAATAAAGGATTTTATAAAGACTTGCCCTTATCTCGAAGAGTTTGAGGGTGGCATTAGAATTAATGTAAATTACCTAGATGGCGAATCAGTTATGTATTCCATTGAGGAAATACCTACAGAACAAGTTTTGAAACAATACATAAATGGTGACAGCTTAAGACAACTTCAGTTTACGTTCTGCAGTAGGGAGAGTTATAGTGCTGATGTATTACAGAATATAGCTAATAGTAAGTTTTATGAAGATTTTGCTAATTGGGTAGAGGAACAAAATGATAATGAAAACTTACCTTTATTGGCAAATAAATTTGAAGCTACAGAAATTAAGGTTTTAACTAATGGGTATGCAGTACAAGTAAGTGAAGATACTGCAAGATATCAAATAGATCTAAGATTAAAATACATGAAAAGGAAGTGATTTAATTGGCTATACGCAAGAGAAAAACGCAAGCTAATTATTTAAAAGTTAATAATGATTTTGAGTTTCTTGGAGTAGGTTTTACAGAACTTAATGAATCTCCAGGAGCACAAGTAACTTCAAAAAGGTACATACACGAAGCAAGTGCTACCCAATCAATTACTGGGTATGAGTGGACAAGTTCGTTTAATGCAGATCAGATAAATAGTGAAGTGGCTATTGCTTATATTCGTGGTATTGGTGAAATGCTTAAATTAGGTACTGATACAGAAACCGAGTATGTTATTGTTGACTTGGATAGACCAGGAACAGCCGCTAACACTTTCAGAGCAAGAAAGTTTAATATAGCTGTTCAAGTAGATTCTATAGATGACAATGACGGAGAACTTGGAATGTCTGGTTCGTTTCTTGGAAAAGGTGACCCTGTAGAAGGAACTTTTGATACAACTACTAAGACATTCACAGCAGGGTTTACTGACAAAACTATTGAAGTGCCTTATACAAATACAGGAACAGTTTCTGCTATTTCTATTGCTGGAGTTACTTTTAATGATACTGATGATAAATTTGTTGGTCTACCTAGTGATACTGTTAGCTTTACATTTAAAGATGGAACAACAACTAAAACTGCTACGCTTGGCAGTTCATGGACTATTTCTTAGGGAGGAATGAAGTTATGAAAATAAACAATGTTGAGTTGATTGATTTAGATATATTTGATGTTGATGTAGCTGAAAAGTATGAAAATGCTTTGAAGAAAATTGAGAACATAGCAGCAGAAGTTAAAAACTTAGGTATGGCTGATAGCATTAGAAAACAATGCAATGCTATATTTAATGTATTTAATACTTTATTTGGAGAAGGTACAGATAAGAAGATATTTGGAGATAAAGTAAATTTACTAGTTTGTATCAAGGCTTTTGAGGAACTTGTAGTGCAGGTTAATGAGCAAAAGAAAGAACTAGACAACATTGCCAATAAATATTCTCCTAATAGGGCACAAAGGCGAAATAAATAATGAATATCTTGATAGATTTATTGCCTGCAAAAGTTAGAATAGATGGCGTTGAATATGAAATCAATTCAGATTTCCGTACTTCTATTCTTTTTGAAATTATGATGCAAGACAGAGACCTAGATGATAAATCTAAAATTGTTCAAGCTCTTGATTTATACTATTCTAAAATTCCATGCAATGTTGAAAAGGCCATAGATGAAATTTTATGGTTTTATAAATGTGGGAAGGAAGAGGATTCTTTAAAGGCAAAAGGTAATTTAAAGGCAGTAAATATATATTCATATGATTATGATGCAGAATATATTTATTCAGCATTTTTAGATCAGTATGGAGTTGACCTTCAAGATATTGAGTTTCTTCATTGGTGGAAGTTTAAAGCAATGTTTAAAAGTTTAAAAGAAGATAATGAGATAGTTAAAATCATGGGTTATCGTGCTATAGATATTTCTAAAATTAAAGATAAGGCTCAAAGAGAGCACTATAAAAAATTGAAGGAAATGTACAAGATACCAAGTGTATTAACTAAAGACGAAAAAGAGAAGTTAGATGCAATACGAGAAGCTTTAAGCAATAGTAAAAACGTAGATAATGTATTATAAAATAAAAAGCACTTAGGTAAAACTAGGTGCTTTTTATTTGTTTAAAATTGAGGTGGTGAGCATTGAGTGACGGCAGAATAATAATCGAAACACAATTAGATAATAAAGGTTTAGAGTATGGAGTAAAAAAACTTAGTAGCACAGCAAAGACAGGACTAAAAAGCTTTTCCGATGCCTTTAGTGATGCAGAAGTTGCAGTATCAGATTTGTCAGAATCGGCTAATAAATTAGATAAGAACTATTCAAAGGCAATGAACGAAGTAACTTCTAACACGGATAAGGCTATTAAAAAAGTTCAAGATCTTTCAGAAAAAACTGAGAAAGTTGGTGCATTAAAGTCGATTTCTAATGTTGGCATGATAGGTCTTGCTGGTGCCGCTACTGCTGCTGGTGCTGCCGTGCTAGGGTTATCTGGCTACACTGTTAAGTTAGGCAATGATTATTCAAGCGCTATGAACCAATTACAAGCAAGTACAGGAGCAAGCGCGGAAGAAATGAAAAATTTATCAGAAGTAGTCAAAGGTGTTTATGCTGATAATCTTGGCGAGAGCTTTGAAGATGTAGCAAATGCGGTAAGTGAAGTATCTAAAAATCTAAGTTTGTCTGGTGATGAATTAAAGAAAATTACTGAACTAGCTATTGGTTTCAGAGATACTTTTGGTGTTGAAGTTAATGAATCCGCAAGAGCAGCCAAAGCACTTATGGACAACTTTGGAATAAGCGCTGAACAGGCCTTTAATTTAATGACACAAGGTCAACAACAAGGACTAGACTTTTCTGGTGAATTTATAGATACAATAAACGAATACTCTGTGCAGTTTAAAAAGCTTGGACTTAGTGCTGAAGATATGTTTAAGGTATTTTATGACGGAACAGCTTCAGGAGCATTTAACTTAGACAAAGTTGGCGATGCTATAAAAGAATTAAGTATAAGAGTTGTAGATGGTTCAAAAACAACTATCGATGGATTTAATCTAATTGGTCTTAACGCTGATGAAATGGCTAAGAAATTTGCTTCTGGTGGAGAATCTGCAAGAGAAGCTTTCTATCAAACTTTACAGGCATTAAATTCGGTACAGGATCCATTAGCTAAAAATACTGCTGGAGTTGACTTACTGGGTACGATGTGGGAAGACTTAGGTCCAGAGGTCGTAACATCACTAGGCACAATGACAGATACTTTTAATATGACATTGGATAGTGCTCAGCAACTAAACAATATTAAATACAACAGTTTTGGTGAGGCTTTGCAAGGACTTAAAAGGCAACTAGAAACAAATGTATTATTACCAATTTCAGAAAAAGCATTGCCTGCGCTTAATGATATGGCAAACAAACTTAAAGAATCTTTTTCAAGTGAAGAAATGAAAGCAAGCCTTAAAACCTTGTCTGAAAGTATAAGTAAAGTTATCGAAAAAGTTGCCGATTTTATTGCAAATAATTTACCATCAATTCTAGATGGTTTGGCATGGATTTTAGACAATGCAGATATAATTGCAGCAAGTATAGCTGGAATAGGTACTGCATTAGGTACAATGAAGGTTGCGGGGGCGATAATGGAGTTGGTTGATGCCTTTAAGGGTGTCAAGATCGCTATTAATGCTGCTACTGTTGCGGAAGGTGAATTAAATGTAACAATGATGGCTAACCCTATAATTCTAATAGTTTCTTTGATAGCTGGGTTAATAGTCGCCTTGGTTGTTCTGTGGAATACAAATGAAGATTTTAGAAATGCTGTAACGGCTATCTGGGAAAAAGTTTCAACATTTTTTAAAGATGTGTGGAATGGGATAGTTAAATTCTTTACAGAAACAATACCTAAATGGATTGATGATGTTGTTGAGTGGTTCGAAAGCATACCAGAGTGGTTTAAATCATTACCTGGCAAAATTGAAACTTGGTTGAAAGATGTAATAGTTAGATTATTGAAATGGGCAAAAGATGTTAATGATCAGTTTGTTAATTTTGTTATTGATACACTGAATGGAATAATAGATTGGTTTGAATCTTTGCCAGAAAAAATAGGGTATCTCATAGGTTTTACGTTAGGAAAACTATTAAAGTTTGGTCAAGATACTTATAATTGGGTTACAACAGAAATTCCAAAAATAATTGATGAAATAATTAACTGGTTCAAAACCTTGCCAGATCGAATATGGGAATGGCTAACCAATACAATTAATGATTTTGTTACCTGGTGCACTGACATGAATCTCAAAGCTGAAGAATATATGGGTAACTTAATTAATGACATAGTAAATTGGTTTACTTCTTTGCCTGGTCGAATTTGGGAGTGGTTGACTAATACAGTTAATGACTTTGTAAATTGGTGCATAGACATGAATCTTAAGGCTGAACAATATGTTGGAGATTTGATTAATAACATAATTGATTGGTTCAAAGCTTTACCGGACCGCTTGGTTGAGGTAGGAGAAAATATAGTTTATGGAATTTATGACGGCATAATGGGTGCAAAAGATTGGTTATTTGACAAAATAGGCGAATTTGTAGATGGTGTTTTATCTGGTTTTACAGATGCATTAGATATCAATTCCCCTTCGAGAGTTATGAGAGATTTAGTAGGTATTAATATAGTCAAAGGCATAGGTGTTGGTATCGATGTAGAAAGACCTAATTTAGAAAAAGATATAGGTTCTAGTATAGATGGCATAACATCAAAAATGCAAACTGCTGTAAATTTAGAAACAGCTAAAACAACAGCTAATATAGTAGCAAATAACACTATTGTATCAAAAGATAGTGTTTCTAGTGATGCCCTTAAAGGCGAAAATAAAATAATAGAAAACCATATTCATGTAGATATCGAAGGTAGAGAAGTAGCTAAAGCTGTAGCTCCTTTTCAAAATGAATTTGATAACTACAATTTAGGAAGGTAATAAGGATGATAAAAGAAGGAGAAATTTATTTTAATAATAGAACTAGCTTAGGAATGAATTTATTCTTAGAAGAGTATCCTTCTATTCCTATTGCTAACGAGGAATATGAAGAGATGAAAGTTGAAGGTAGAAACGGAAGTTTGTATGTTAACAAGGGGACGTACTCAGATAGAAAAATTTCTTTCAACTTCACAATTCTATCAGATCAGATAGAAATAGATTTTGATGAAGTTTATAAATGGTTAACTGAAATAAATGATAATAGACTTGTAGTTGGAAGAAAAGACAAATGTTTTATAGTTAAAAAGATAATTTTTGGAGACTTAAGCAAGGAGTTTAGAACCATTGGAGGGTTTAATATTGACTTTGTGTGTGAGCCTTTTAGAAGTGATTTGCAACCTACAATATATGCCATTACTTCAAGTGGTTTTAAATTTAATTATAAGGGAAATGCAGAAGCAGAACCTTTGTTTAAGGTTTATGGTAATGGAAATGTTCAACTAACTGTAAATGGCGATACAATGCAAATAAATAGTATTTCTAGTTATGTTGAAATTGATAGTAAATTGATGCAAGTTAGAAATCAAAACGGAACTTCTAAGGATAATGATGTTTTAGGGGATTTTCCTTTGTTTGGTTATGGTCAAAATACTATAAATTACACAGGCTCAATAACAAAAATAATAGTGGAATATGCCACTAAATATAAGTAGGAGGACAGCATGAAAAAAGAAATTAAAATAGCTTATTTCCCTTCTACTGCCCTTAAAAGTAAAGTACTAACTAGTAACGGAACAACTCTAGATAATTACTGTACTAAATGTGAAACAGAAGAAAACTTAAATACTGGTGGCTATACTCTAGATGCTACTTTTCTTCTTGATGTGCAGCAGTATCTTGAAGAAGAAAATATACTGAAGGTAAAAATGGACTATGGTGATGAAGTTTTTCGTATATCTAAAGTTACTAAAGGTACTAGGTATATTGATGTTGTTGCTAGGCAAATAACTATAGCCGAAACACTTAATCTTTATCTTAGCGATGTTAGACCAATGGATGCAAATGGGCAAGCGGCATTAAGTCATTTACTAACTGGTTCTACAGGCATAAAAGAAATAACATTTGCCTCAGATATAACTACAACAGCAACAGCTTATTATGAGGATATGAGCCTATATAAAGCATTGCAAGATAGTGATAATAGTTTTCTTAAAGTATGGGGTGGAGAAGTCCTCAGAAGGGCGTACAACGTTACTATAAATCAAACAATCGGTATTGATAGAGGTGTGACTATTAGAGAAGGTAAGAACCTAATAGGATTCAATGGAACATCTAATATTGATAGCCTTGTTACAAGAGCAAGAGGGAAAGGATTTAACGGAATCAAAGGAAACTGGGTAGATAGTCCTTTGATTAATAATTATGCACGGGTTTATACAAAAACTATTGAATATCAAGATGTTAAGGTCAAGAGCGATAGCGACACAGAAGGTTATGCAACAGAAGCTTTAGCAAAAGCTGAATTAGATAGAAGGATCACTCTTGAATATAGCGAAAATGACATTGATAAAATAAAGGCTACTTACGATGTTAACTTTGTTCAGCTTGAAAAAACAGAAGAATATAAAAATTATGCCATAGCTGAAAGAGTTTTTTTAGGTGATACCCTTAGAGTTTATATATCAAAGCTTGACACTGATATAAAGGTTAGGGCAGTAGTTAAAAAATACGATGTATTGGCACAAAAAACTAAAGAATTAACACTTAGTAATGCAGTGCAAATTCAAAGTATGAATATGAATGACATAATTAGTGATCTAAGAAAACAATACGAAGGCAGTGGAAACAACTCTATAGCACAATATATTGATAGCATAATCAAAAGTGGTATGAAAGATAGTTATGTTGTCGTAAGAGACAATGAGATACTTGTTATGGATACTAAAGATATAAATACTGCAACAGTGGTAACAAGATTAAATAAACAAGGAATAGGATTTTCTTCTACAGGCTACTATGGAACATATAAATATGGTTTTACTTTAGATGGAGTTATTAATGCAAGCTTGATAAGCACTGGAATTTTAAATGCTGATTTAATTAAAGCTGGAACTTTAAATGCAGATTTGATAAAGGCTGGAACATTAAATGCAGATTTGATTAAAGCTGGAACTTTAAATGCTGATTTAATTAAAGCTGGAACTTTAAATGCTGATTTAATTAAAGCTGGAACTTTAAATGCAACTTTAATTAAGGCTGGAATATTATCAACTATAGTAATACAAAATGCTGATGGTAGCTTTAAAATAGATTTAAGCGGTGCCGGTGGAGCAAAATATTATAACAATGGCAAAATAGCTATGGAAATGTCTAATAATCAATTAAAAATGTATAATTGGGCATTGAATGGTGACTACGTAGGAAGTATAGGTTCTTTGAGTAATGCTAGCACTCCAAATAAACCAAGCTTAGGTATCTGGAATGATGTTGGTGGAGCGATACAAATAGGTTATCAAACACCAAGCAATGGACTGCAACCATATATGAGATTTGATAAATATAATGTATTTGGTGATTCTGTAGAAGAAATAAAGTTATACGGTGATGTAGATGTAGATTATTTATATGGAAATACAATTACAGCACAATCTTTTAGAGGATCAAATTTAAATACATTAAACTTAGAATGTGACCGACTATATGGCTCTAGAATAGGTCAGTCAGTTGTGTTTTCTGTAGATATGACAACTAAGACACTAGAAATTCAAAACTTATCAGTACTTGGTAATAAGAATTGTATTCAAAGAACTGAAAACTATGGCAAGGTTCCCTTTTATGCTAATGAAGACATCAACTCACTACTCACTAAAACACCAGTAAATGAAATTCACGAAACTAAATATTATGAAGAAACTAACAGTTATAAGTGCATAATAAAAATATCTGATTTTATTAGAGAATGTATCAATACAGAAACAGAATATAATGTTTGGCTTTCAAAACTAGGAAAAGGCGATCTATGGATTGCGAATACTTATCCTGGTTATTTTATCATTGAATCAAATCAAGTAATAAAATTTAAGTACAAAATAGAAGGCATGAGAAAAAACTTTGAAGAGAAAACAGAAGATAATTATTTGAAAGATTTTAAGAGGTGAGCAAATGCGAACAATCAATATAAAAGTAGATAGTTACTCACAAAATTATGATTATAGAGAGTGTGTTCAGAATGATGATCTTACTTTAAAACTCACACTAACAGAAAATGGAGTACCTCATAATCTAGTTGGTAACACTTTGATGTTAAATTGGATTAAACCTGATAATACTATAGCAATAGTAAGCGGAGACAATATTTCATTTATCGATAATATCGTTACAGTGGTGTTACCAAGAGATTGTACACGTGCCGCTGGCGTAGCTAAGTTTGAATTAGTTATAACAAACGCCTCAAAACAAGAAACTACTTTTCAATTATCTTTAAACATAAATGGTAGTGTGTTGCAGAATCAAGAAATTAGTAGTAATACAGCCACTGTTATAGAGGAATTAGGAATTGCAAATGATAATGCAAATATAACTTATGAAAATTTACTACAAGCTATTCAAGGTGGGGATATTTTGTCCCTTAAAGCATTGGAGAGAAATATTATTTATGTACATAAAACAATAACTGAAGAGATAAATAATCATCCCGTTTACCCAAATTTAAAAACGGCAGTTGAAAGTATATCGGATAATGGGGTAAATAAAAGATATGTGATATATGTTTTTCCCGGACTATACGAAGAGGACATTAATATAACCCTAAAGGATTATGTTGACATTGAAGCCTTAAAAGATTGGAGAACAGATACAACGACAATAAGCTATTCATGTCCTGCTAACAACAACATGTTATATGACATATTAAGAACAAACCCTGCCCCTGTAGGAATTCCTATTCACAGTGCGCCATTAGCAGATTTTGCAATACATTGCAAAATAAAAGGGATATGCTTTAAAATTAAGGATGGTAATTATTGTGTTCATCTCGACTTTAATAAAAATTCTGACATAAATATTACTTTTGAGGATTGTCAATTTTGGCACTTGGGGAACACTTCATCAACTGATTTTGGCTATGCAGTAGGTATCGGAGAATATGGAGGTCAAGATATAAGATTTATTAATTGTAATTTTCACGCTTACACATATACAGGTAAACAACTCGCTGGATTGATATGGCACAGCAGAGATTTACAGGAGAAATCATGTTACTTAAAACTTGAAACTTGTTATAGTGAAGGTGGAAATTTTGGCGCTAGGTTAGTTTCTTACAACAGTACTCAAAATGATACTGTTGAGATTAACCATTGTAAGTTCAAAGGCATTGACGGAGATTATTTAGTTTTAAACAATACTACAACCACTAAGTGGTGGGGGAGGGTCATTGGACAAGGTAATGAGATTGATACAGTGTTTTATAATTTCAATGAGACACTTGCAACTGAGTATAGGCTCGAATGTGGACATTATTCAGCAAACTATATTGCCTATAGTTCTATAACTAAAGGTGATGTAGTTGTTTACGCGGATCTAAGTGGATATAAAATCCAAACTGCACCTACAACAACACATTACAAAACAGTCGTAGGAATTGCACTTAATTCAGCTGTAACAGGTGAGAAGGTTGTAGTTCAAAGAAAAGGTTTTGCAAAAGTAACAACTACTTCATCGCTTGTGGGACAAGATTTGGTAGGAAACAGCATAACAAACGCTGGAAAAGCAGAGAAGGTTACAGATATCAAAGATGCATTTGGTGTAGCGTTGATGACAACAACTGCCAACAGTACTGCAACTGTATTATTAGCATTAAATTACTAGTATTAAACTAAAAAAGTGTTATAATTGTTAATATACGATGTAGGAGGAAAATTAAATGAAAAAGATATATAAGTTTTTAATTATAACATTTTTTATTTGTTCATTTTCTTCAGTGGTTATATTAAGCAAAAACCCACCTTACTCTAAATACACAAACGTTATATATGTTCATCCAGGGATTGATGATGGCTTAACATTTCCAACTTTAAAATCAGCAATGGAGAGCATAACTCGTAGTGGACCCGACAAAAGATATCTAATAAAAATAGAGGGTGGGTATGAATATAATGAGTGCAATATAACTTTAAAAGATTATGTAGATATTGAATCTACGGGCAATGAAGCTGCAATGATAAATTACGAAAATACAGATATGAGCAATACGGAAGGATATGATATTTTTAGAGTCTATACATCTGAAAATATGATTCATTGTAATATAAAAAAACTAAAGATTCGAATTGTAAATGGGAATTATGTATTTAATGCATTGGATAATAATATAGATATAACTTTTGAGGATTGCGAATTTGTAAGTATTGGTAGCGCAAGTGGACGAGCTGTAAATAACTATGAAAATATAAAATTTAGAAATTGTGATGGTTTATAGAGATTAGATTAAATTCTAGTCTCTATTTTTATTCTAAAAAAAGGGGTTGATAAAATGGATATAAATGATTTGCCTACGCATGTAAGCAAGACAGATATCTACATGGCTTTTTTAAATGGTATAAATACTATTACCTTTGAAGATTTACCTCAGATAAATGAATATTCAAGTAGAACAGATATGTATTTATATTTCATGTGCCAAGAAAAATTAAACGGTAGTAGTGGAACTTTCCCAGGTAAAATTGATATGACAGCGACAACTACAGCACCACAAGGCTGGTTGATTTGTGACGGTAGTGCTGTATCAAGAGAAACATATGCTAATCTATATACAGCAATAGGCACAACTTACGGTAATGGAGATGGAACAACTACATTTAATTTACCAGATATGCGTGGTAGAGTTCCAATAGGTTCTGGCTAGTTATCTTATAAGTTTAATTTCCCTACAACGAGTGTTGATATAACTAATAATCAAATAAATATAATTGGATGTGCAACAACACTTTATGTAGGTATGCCTGTAAAAATAACTACCAGTGGTACGATGCCAGGAGGAATAGTAAGTGGAATAACTTACTATATAGCAGCTGGCACTAATGCTAGTAATATTAAACTAGCTACTACTACCCAAAATGCATTAGCTGGCACTGTAGTAGATATAACAAACGTGGGAACTGGTACACATACATTAAATATTACTGGCACAAATAGAACCATCGGGCAAATTGGCGGAGAAGAAACACATTTGTTGACTTTGCAAGAATTAACACCGCACAAACACCAAGTTGACGACACATACGGGGTACAAGAGTTAGAAGGTGTTTTCAATAACGGAAACGCCACCGACGAAACTAACAGAATTGAGGACACTACTTATACTGGTGGCGGACAACCTTTTAATATCACGCAGCCTTATTTAGCGTTAAATTACATAATTAAGTATTAGGCACTAGAATAAATCTAATGCCTTTTTCTATATCAAAATGAAAGAGAGTAAGTGATGAATAATGAAGTAATTGACTTAGCTAAAGTTATAGCAAAAGAAATTACAAAAGAATTTGAAGAGAAACATTACAACGAACAAAAGATACAGCAAAAAGAATTTTTTAAAAGACTAGATAAATATTTTTACATGTTAAATGTTACTTTTAGAATACTTGCGATATGTGGAAGTATTTTTGGCTCCATATGGGTTTATTGTTATTTTACAACTCCATATTTAACTAAGTATTATTCAAATATTCAAAACAGTACAGGAAACTTTAATATACAAAATGAAAGTGGTGCAGATAATGTTGGATTGGTTCAGAAAGATTTTCCTACCAAGAGGTGGGGTTGGTGGAATATTAAATATTTTGAGAAGGAAAAAGGAGAAGTAGGATGGATACTACAGAAGAAAAATTAATTAGACTAGAAGAAAAATATGATAAATTAGCAGAAGAAAACAAAAATCTTAAAGAAGAAGTTTCAAGTCTAAAAAATAAATTAGGTGATGTTAATGAAACCTTAGCAAGGATAGATGAAGGTAATAAAAATATACTTGAAAAAATCAATACTCTTAATGACAATTGGAAGAACTTTGATAATATGCAAAAGAAAAATGCAAACAGTGTAAAAATGCAGATCATAACAACTACTATAGGTGTAATTATAGGTGCTGTAGTTTCGTCTATATTAACTATTATGAGATCAAAATAAGAGGTGATTTTATGTTAAAAAGATTATCAGAACTAATGCAAGTTAAAAAACTTATAGCATTAGGTTTGACTTTAGTATTCTGCATAATGGCTTTAAGAGAAGCAATTTCAAGTGAGCAGTTTCTTACTGTATTTTCACTTGTTGTTGCTTTTTATTTTGGACAATCAACAGTTAGGGATACAAAGAAGGAGTGATATAGGTGGTATCAATTATAAAACAAATAAGTAATTACAATTATGAAGATGGTAACAATGTTCAATACATAGTATGCCATTTTACAGGTAATTCTAACGATTCAGCACAAGGCAATGCAAATTACTTCAATGCGTGCGATAGAGAAGCTTCAGCACACTATTTTGTTGATGATAATGTTATTTATCAAGTGGTAGAAGATTTTAATGCTAGTTGGCATTGTGGCGATGGTAATGGAGCTTATGGAATATCAAATTATAATTCCATCGGAATAGAAATGTGTGGAACCAATGGAGACATTTCAGAAAAGACAGCAAAAAACGCTAGAGATTTAATAAGGCTACTGATGAATAAATATGGTGTACCTATAGATAGAGTTGTGAGACATTATGATGCTAGTAGAAAGAATTGCCCAAGTCCTTTTAGTTGTAATAATTGGACAAGGTGGGCAGATTTTAAAGATAAGATAGTAAATGAAGTGGAGGAAGAAGAAATGAAGATAAGAGCATTTAGTAGAACCTGGTACTTGTCACAATATCAAGATGTTGCAAAGAATGGAATTGATCCATATCAGCATTATTTAGCATATGGCAAGAAAGAAGGTAGACAACCATTACCACCAATTCCAACAGGATACACAGATTCAGGATATTTAATATGTAATCCTGATGTTGCTGCTGCAGTAAATAAAGGTATTTTTGTTTCAGGCTTAGATCACTATTATGAGTTTGGATGGAGAGAAGGAAGAAAGTTTACTTATTCACTAGTCGATGCAATGCCTCAGTCTGAAATTGATACTAAAGTCAAAGCTATGGTGGAGCAACTGAAAAAACAAGTTAATGATATAGAAAATCTAGTTAAATAAAAGCAAGGTAGTGAGTTAGATAAATTCTAGCTTACTACCTTTTTTCTTTTTTGTGCAAGTCATTTTTGGTGATGCATTTAAATTATGGCAATATCCAGTAATATATATATCCAATTGACTTATGTATTTGCATATTTTATAATTAATCTCAATTAGATACAGTAAATAAGATATCATTTTATTAAGGAAGTGGGTAAATGGTAAGAATAAGGAATAAGGATAAGAAGAAATTTGAAATAGGATTTCTAATTTTTAGCTTGCTACTTTTTAGCTTTACATGCGTTTATAGCTATATAGATACTAAGCATAGTAAAGTTGAAAGTAGCAAGGCAATAGAACAGATAAGTACATATATTGCTGATAAAAAAGAAGTAAAATCAGAAGAAAAAGAAACGGTATCTAGAGCATTAGGAAATTATCCGATACAAGAAAATGAGATTGGAGTTACTGATGAACGTTACAGTTATGGAGATGTAAGAAGGTACGGAGTGTTTCCAGATGATAATTCATTATTGAACAATTATAAGCTTATGAAAAATGTATTAGATAATGCAAGTACTCTAGGCTATGAAGTATTTTTCCCTACAGGTTTATATAAAACACAATTAAATATATCTCAAAGCAATGTAACTATACGATTTGAGGAAGGTGCGGAGTTAACAGGCTTAGTACATGTATTTGTTGAAGATAACAAAGAAAAGATTAAGAACCTAACTATAAAAGGAACTATAGTTACATATGATAGATTTGGAACACGTAATATTGATGGACTTACAGTAGATGCTATACATGTTAAATCTGATGGTTCAAAAGCTACAGATTATCCAGGTGTAAGGGGGAGAGGGGTTCATTTATCCCCAGGTACTACAAATATGAAGTGTAAATTAATCGAAGTAGATGATTTGGATTCAAATGGTTTAAATAATGTTGCGGCAGTAGAAGTTGATGGGTGGATAAAGAATCCAAGTAATTTGCAAATAGATAAAATTTGGGTTAAGAAGTCAGATGTACATGGAGTGTACCTTACAGGAAATGGACATAACATTGGTGAAATTCAAATTGATGAATTTGGAGCAGATGAATATAAATTAAAAAATGGTTTAGAAGATAGCGATGGCATAAAGCAAAGTCAAGAATTAAAAGGTGTTTGGTTAAATAGGTGCAGCGACACAAAAATTAAAAATATAATAGTGAACAACGCAAATACTTTAAGGCCTAATGTGAAATGTGATGTATTTTTAGATGAAGTAGGAAAAGATAAAAATACTAAAAGTGTTACAATAGGCAATATAAAATGTTCTCCTAAAGGTAAAAGTGAAGGTGTGGTAATTAGTAACTCATCATATATTATAGACAATGTTTCAGCTCAAAACAGCAATGGTGAATCACTTGTAGTTATGGATAAAAAGTCAAAGGCAGTAGTAAAGAATATTGAATAGATATTCCCCTCAGATTTAGTTCTGGGGGTTATTTTTTATTTTTAATTATAGTCAACTTCATAAACTTTTATACAGTTTAACAAAATTTATAAAAACATGAAATATTTATAAAATTCTCACATAGAATTAAGTATAAAAAACTTATGATATTTTATAAAATTTCATAAGAATTAATTAAGTTTTCGGAGGGTTTATAATGATACTAGGAATTGATATTGGAAACTATAGTGTTAAGACAAGCACAGGAGTGAATTTTAAGAGTTTAGTAAGCACAGAAGAAAATTTATTAGGCTCAAAAATCAAGATAGAGTTTGATAATAAAACATTCTACATAGGAGAGGGTAATAGAGATACTGAACTTGATAAAGCTAGTAAGGAAAGTTTTTTACCTCTTCTTTATTCAGCTATAGCTTTAAGTAGTCCTGCACAATATAACAAGGTTGTGGTAGGGTTGCCTATAAATCAATATAAAAGTAGAAAGGCTGAAATTGAAAATAAAATTAGTAAAGAATCTAATAAAAAAATAATCTTAAATGATAAAGAAAGAACTTTAACCATAACTGAGTTTAAAGTATATCCAGAGGGTGTAGGAGCTTATCAGAGCCTTGATAGCGAGGAGGACATGATAATAATTGACATAGGAGGGAGAACAACAGATATAGCGTATATCTTTAATGGAGAACTAAAGACAACTTCTACAGTTAATGTAGGTACTTTAAATATATATAAGAATATAGCAGATCAGTTAAATTCAAAATTCTCTATCGATATAGACGTTGAAAAAGCTGAGAAGATAATTAAGCAAGGTTATTTAAGCATAGATAATAAAACTGTGGATATTAGCTTTGTTTCTTCTGTTCTAAGGGAAAATTTTATGAAGATTAAAGCTGATCTAGATTTTAAATTCTCAGCACATACAGAAAAACTTATGCTAACTGGTGGAGGAGCTGCATTATTCCATAAAGCTTTTGTAAATAGATACGAAGATATAAGTATAATGCAAAACCCTGTACTAGCGAACGTAAGGGGCTTCAAAAAGGTTGGTGAACTTCTATGGGTCTAGTTACCTTAAGTTTTAAAAAAGACGAAACAGAGCTAGAACAATGGATTAGAGAACATTCTAATTATAGCGGATTCGTAAAAGACATCTTAAAGGCAAAAATGCTTGAAGAAAAGCAAGGAATAACAAAAGCAGTAGTGAAGCAAGAAAAACGAGAAAATCAGGAACCAAAAGTTAATTCATTACTAGATATATGAAAAGTTAAACCCTCAGAATTATCTGAGGGCATTTTTGTATTTAATTATTTCCAATATGCTTTTTATAAATCTCTTCTTCTGAATACTTATCCATAAGTTTTAACATACGTCCTTTTAATGTGATTTCGTTCACTTCTTGACCTTCTATATCTAATTCTTTTATAGCTACTACAGCGTAAGCTACAGCTTCATAATTATCCATATCATTTTCTCTCCTAAAGTCCAATTGCACCACGCAATTTTTGTAGGGTACGCTTTTTATATTTTACGAGTTTTTCAAACTCTTCTTTAGAAAATTCACTAGAATCTTTACAAGTTTTTAGCAATGATTCTAATTCCTCCACAATTGGTTCAAGCTTAGATATAAGATAGACTATTTCATCTCTTTCAAGATTTACATTATACATTTTCTACACCTCTTTAATAGTTTTATTAAATTCTTGGTAAAGCACTAGGTATCTTATATATGCGCTAACGGTCATGCCGTTTACTTTTGCTAATTGCTCAAATATTAGTTTTTCTTCTTCGGTAACCCTAAAAACTATTCTTTCATATTTAATCTTATCAATGGGTTTTCTTCCTTCAATTTCTTTTGGTTTGATTTCATCTTCTGCACTAAGATCACTTGCTAAACCGTAAGCAAAAGTTTTCAT